GAGTATTTTGTTGAGAATGTGACTAAGAAAGTAGAACCCCCCCAAGGGAGCTAAAGGAGTTATCTCAATGTGCGGACACCTAGAAGGAAGCTTTTGCGATCACTGCAAACCCAAGGAAGCTAAACAGTGTGAGCATGTATTTGGAGAAGTTTTAGGAGAAGACGGGGCAAGGTGCTATAAATGTGAAACAAAAGAACCTACAGTAGTATCTAAAGAGGAGGGAACCGTAACAGGAACCAAAACCAAGACCAAATTCGGTAGGCATTATGACATTGAGTATAAACCCAAAGAAAAGAAACACCAACCCAACTGCCCCTGTTTTATTTGCAAGCCACCTAAGACTAAATAACTATGATTAATAAGACTAAAGCAAAGGAGTTGGCAGATCGTTTTCACGGTAAAGTGTGTGACGAAGTAAATGATGGAGAACTATATGACCTAATAGACCAAATCTACAACTCCATAGCAGAGGAGATTGATTGTGAGGAGAGGCCGATTGATGGATGGCAAAAAGGAACAAGTGAAGGAAATAAAATGCACCTAGCTGGAAAGATTATTGGATTTAATGACGTAAAGAAACAAAACAAAGACTTCAAAGAAAGACTATTGAAGTAACCCCACTAAGAAATATGGCAAATCACAATCAACGATGCTTTGGATTCCTACCTTGTGGAACGCTAAGGAATCTAACACAAGGAGAGCCAGATATTTGCACCTGTGGAGTTAAAGACAACTCAACACGATTATTGCGCTACTGTTGGAATCATCCATCATACAAAGATTTAGTAAGGCAGACGTTAGAAAAGTAACCCAACTAAGAAATGAAAGAAACAACAATAATACCTATGAGCGTACAAATAGAAATTGACCAATTCCCTATAATTGAAGGACTTGCCCTAGAAGAAAGAAAAGCGCAAGACCTTATGATCTCAGTCCTATGCAAAGAAGACAAAGAGCAAATGAATAGGATCGAGAGCATGTTAAATGAAATAACCCCTACCTTAAACAATACCTAATATGAAGCAGCACATTACAAAAGAGCAGTGGGATCAGATAACCGAAAAGCAAAAGCAAGCTTTAGGATGGTTCTTTGCTCACGATGTGAACATAGGACAGATGATTGAGTTCCTTGGGAATAACATATTACAAATAAAAAGGCATGGTAAAACGTGGCTTGTGTTTTGCTACCCAAAAGACCCAATGAGTTTCATATGCAAGGCAGAATTTTGCGATGCCCTATGGGAAGGAGTAAAATCCAAACTCAACACTATTTAATAACTAAAGGAAGATGAAGATATATTTAGAAGCATTTGGAATCGTATTGTTATTCTTCACACTAATCGGAGTGGGCTACGCTGTTGGATATGATCACGGAGCAAGAAAGAGGACAATAGAGCGGCTCTCTTGATTATTCCTATGGTTGCGGATTCTACTAGAATGTTTTGTTTCATTTGTATAAATTATTTTCCTTTATAAAGTTGTCCTCCAACCAGTACAGTTCCACCTGCCTCACAAATTAATCCTACACAGGTAGCTAGAGCTTCCTCTTTGGATTTGTATTTCTTTCCTGTCTTGGGGTTTTTGTTGATTTGCCAGTTGTTCATGATTGATTTAGTTTAAGCCATAAGTTTGCTACTGCTTCTAGGGGGGTTTCTCCACCAGAAGAAAAAGCAATCTCACCCTTTCCATTTAATCCCTGACAAATAAAGGGGTCAAGCCTTATAATAGTAGTGTTGCTATGGAGTTCGTGGAATCCCTCCCCACAAGCTTCAATAAGCTCTTCTAGGGTTGGCGTAGTCATTTCTACCTCATCGAAGAAGAAGCTTGTTTGAAATCCCTTGTCTTGCGGGAACTGTGCATCCTTTAATTTCTTAGCTAGTTCGTAGTTCATAGTTCTTTTTATTAAGTGAAGAAAATATATTTCATTAGAGCTGTGTAAATTAGACCATCCATCACTACTGAGAAAAACGCTAGCAGCACAATTAATTGGGTATCTGCCTTTCCATCATTAAGTTCAATGAAAATAAAAATAAGTAAATAGGCCATAAGTTATAGTTCTTTTTTTAAGTAATCTCTCAATTGTTCAGGATCATCCTTGCTTATCTTTCTACGTCTAAAGTGGGTCTTAACCGTTTCTTCCTTCTTTCCTACTAACAGAGCCAAGAATTTACGTCCTATTGTTTTCATATGACCCCATTCTAGCAGTGGGGTCAAAACAAGTCAAAAAGAAAAGAGCCACCCTTCACAGTGGCTCAATTCTTATAACTGCTCTAACAGCTATGGGGAGATGAATTTAGTATAGCATGGATTACAGTTATAGTCCTGTTAATTTTGCTAAATAATCCTGTCTTTCTTTATCAACTACAGGGCTACCGTCACCAGTTGAATAGTGGGTATATCCATCCTTTGTGACAATCCATTCGTGCCTGTCCATATCCTCAACAATCAAGACTTTAATGCCATATTTTCTAGCTATTTCCAGTAGGCCTTCTTCGGGGTTGTTCATTAGATAAGCCTCAATAAAGCTAAGAGCTATAGCATTAGCAATCCTAAATCTATTAGGGTCAACGTAGACCGTGGCTTGTCTTGGGTCTTTTATTGTTCTTTCAATCGCATCAATGGATATGCAAGGGTTTTGTTTGATATTAAGCATAATAGTGTTTAGTTAATTGGTTTATCTATGTTCGCTTAGGGGGTCGGTGTATCCCACTTGTTTTCTGGGCCTCCTCGCTGGCTGCTCTGACTTATTCTCTACTCCCAGAGCCAAATACCTGAAAGCATCAGCGGGATGGGAGGCCTGATCATGCACGGGAATATTCAGGTACACATTGTGCTTTTCGTCCCATTTCTTGCGGTAAACCTGAAGTGCTTGATACCCCTTCATCGTGTCGATCTTATCAAACACGCAATACGGTAATACTCGCCTGACTGCATCGATTCCATCATCTATGCCAAGCTTAGGCACAACGGTAAACTCAAACCCTATCTCGCGGGCTTCCTCTAGCCTAGAGCGTCCTCTCCATATCTCACCAGCTTTCAGATCATGTGGCCCATAATGTTCACGGTAAATATATCCTTTCTGTTCGCTTAAAGCCCTTAGTAGAGCTATATAGTCTATAATTCCCTGCCCCTCTCCACTCAGATAGTTAATCAATCTGATCTCTTTGCCGCACACTTGAAACAACCAGATAGCCATATTGTCTCCCTTTCCTAAATCCCATGCGGTGTAAACGTCTAGTGCTGGGCTATAAGGGACTCTAGTAATACGGTTCTCATCCTTAATCTGTTTGAATTGGTTGGCATAGTAAGCCCCTTTAATCTCAGGATCTTCCCATGATCCATCCCTCCATGCTCTTCTTAAATGAGGATCTTTAATGGCATCTAGTGTTTTAACATATTCGGGATCTTTCTCTACTAGAATAGGGTTATCGTCTACAGTAGCGGGAACAAAGAGCCTGTACCTACCACTAATAGGATCTTTATATGGTGTCATTGGCTCAGCCACATCAACAAAATACTCCTTGACCCAGTAGTGGCCAATTTCACCAGGATTCGTGGTAGCGAATATCCTAGCATCTAATCCATCTATAGTGGAACGGCATGATGCCTTCAATTTCTCGTAATCCTCGTATCTGGGTATGTGTGTAAGCTCTTCAATTAGGATCCGCTGGTATTCATGCCCTTGGTACTTTGTGTAGGCGTTCTCGTCCTTTAAATGCCCTGTGCGTATTCTTGCACCACTAGGAAAGGTAAAGGTTGCAGGAGTTCCAGCCCTTACACCACCCATTAAAGCGAACCTCTGTTGTGCTCTGTCGTTCCAATCCTCTAGATCATTGGCGTTTCTTCTGATTACCAATCCTCTAAATAATGGCTCATCAACTGTCCTACTCATCCATGCAATTCCTGCATCTGTTTTTCCTCCTCCTCTGGCCCCACCGTAAAGTAACTCAAAGACAATCTGGCTTAAAGCAAAGGTCTGTCTTCCCTTATTTGGCTTCCACGCTATAATCATAATGTCTTGTCAAAGTTGACTTTCCTATTAGGGGGTAGCCATAGTTATGTCTAAAATTAGACTCCTTTCTTGTTTTTAAATTCTTTACATGAATACATCCACATTCTTGTAAAGGATAACTAAGCTTATGTCCAGCTCTACACCCTTCTGCCTTCACATAATCAGGTGTGTTGCTATTAATATGGTCAATAATTTCGATTGTATCAGTCATATTGAATTACTCATTAGGTATTTGTTCCTCTGGTAAAACTAAAACCCCCTGTATCTTTTCACCGTCTGTAGTAACGTCCTGTTTATCTCTCCATCCAAATCTATTCTTCATATTCATGTACCACATTGAAG